AACCACGGATGCGGATCAGGTCGCCATCGCGCTCTTGAATTGGGTCGGATGCCCTGTTCAGCACATATTCCGTGCCAGTTAGAATGCCGTTCAGGCTGACAGCAACAGTATCAGAACCCTTCTCGTTATGTGAGACAGGCGACACTTCAATCAGGTTGTGGTCAATGCTGTCGTAAGTTCCATCCAACTCTGCATCACCAGAGCCAGAGATAGTTTTGTCGTAGATACCAGAAGTCGCCCGCAGAACATCGCCATCGAAGTCTGCGTAAAGCAACATCCGCCAATGGAGGATTGTCTCCTCAAGTGCGGCCTGGGTTGTCGCATCTACCATTAGAAGGACTCTCGTAAGTTGAGCGACAAGGTGTATACATCACCAACCCCCACGCTCAAAGCAGGCTCCTCCACGAAATACATCAACGCATAGGGGTTCTTATATTCAATCGACGCATTATCGGCTGGTGCGCTACGGATTGGTGGCTCGAACTCAATGGTGGCGTTGCCTGAACCATCAGATGTGACATCAGCGGTCAGTTGCAGAAGTTGATTGTTGATGGTGACGTATTGCCCGGCAATCAGCACAGTGGTCGAGGTCGGCCAGCCATCGGTTGTCAGGCTCCTCCCGATTTGACCTGCACCATTGACCTGCGGGGTTTGCGGCGCACTGGACTGTGCGGTCGGGTCAACAGGAACCTGGAAGTCATTGGTCATGCCACGAGCCTTAGCGATGAATGACCGCCACGGGCTGACGCTTGATGCCCCTACGATTGGTGGCAAGGTGAGCTGGCACTCCCACCAGCCGCGATTGGATGCAAGCACCTGACGCGCACCTGTCCAGCCGCTGACGTTATTCTGCGAAGGCATGATGAGTTTCCATGTCATGCCTGCGGGCTTCGGGCTGGTTGGAAAGGTTATAGTCGCCATTACAGTGCCCCTGCCAGACGCGGCCTACGCAGCGTGTTCATGGTGCGGTTTTGAGCAGCAGCCACAATGCTTGGTGCGGCCTCCAGAATGCCTTGCTGGACTTGCTGACGAACAGCCTCTGGGTCAGACGAGCCGCGAGCGTCTACATTGATGACCATCCCGCCGCCGCCACTATTTGGCATATTCTGATTGGGGATGATCGTGCCAGACTTGCTAGGCATAAACAATTCCGGCCCCTTCTCACCGACAACATAGGGCGTGTTGGCACTAACAGAACCACCGAGCGCTCTAAAGCCTCCGATTCTTCCTGTGCTACCAGTCGATTGCGCCCCACCACCAAATGCACCACTGAGGGCGCCAGTAACAAAACCAACAATCTGCTGAACGACATATAAGCGGAACAGTTCGTCAATCACAGATTGGATGATACCCTTCATGGCAGATCCAAAACTCTGAGCGCCAGTTATCATGCCCTTGAAGCCATTGGCTACCGCGTTACCGATGGCCTCATAGGACTTTAGCAACTCCTCATTTCGAGCCTTTATATTGGCATAGGGGTCTTGCTTCTCAATAATTTTCTGCAATTCTGGCGATAGAGGCTGAAATTCAAGCTGCATACCACGCAGCCGTTCGCCAGCAAAAAAGGCGTCAATATCCTTTTTTACATCAGCAGGCTGAAGTGCATCAAGACGTTCTTGCAATATTTTAAGACGAGCATTGTATGCGTCAAGCGGCAGCGCCCCAGCGCCAAAGATTCTATTCAGCGTATCAATTTCACGCTGAATTACTCCGGCTGGGTTAATTGCATCCTTTAGACTTTGTATATAAGATTCTTGAGACTTGAGGAACTTTTGAAGTTCGGTTTGATGTTCTTGTGTGGCAGCCGAATTATCCCTGATAGCATCGCCACTTCCCCTTGCTGCATCTTTAAGCCTTTCCTGGGCCTCTGCTAAAGCAGCAATCTGCTGCCTTCCTTCGGATACGCTAAGTGTGCCATCGGCAATCATTGCGGTAGCTAGGTTAATGCTTTCGGTAAGTTCATCCTGAGCGCGTGTCGCTGAATCCGTGGTTGCGACATAGCGCATCATATCAGCAGTAGCACCAAGGAATCGTCCCTCCGCCTCTGCCAAGCTGGAGTTCGCGCCTTCAATCCGAGATTGTAAGTGCGCCAAGGCCGCAGAAGTGTTTGATAAACTGGCTGTTGCGGCTGGATCAGTGCCAATGGTTGTTCTATTAGCCATGCGTTGCATGAGTGCGGCCTTTGCATCGGCGAGCCTACCTTTAGCACTCTCGTAATGGCTTTTTGTTAACGCGAGTGTCTGCGTCAGGCTCTGGCGGGCCTCTTTCTGATAATCTTCGTTGGCCTCTTTCAGAAGCTTGGTTGCCTCTGTTAGCTGCCCCGCAGACATCGCGGCGAAATCCATCCCCTTTTCTAAATCCACTGTGGCATCTTCAGCCTCAAACATGCCCTCAGCCATCTGACCAATAAGCATTGACGCAATCGTAAGCGCCGCCCCCCAAGGACCAGCAAGGAACTGCCCAAATTTCTGGAACTTGGTTGTAGCCTCTCCCTGGGCATCACCCATGATCGACAAGGCGTATCCCAGTTGACCAATCTGTTGATTAAAGGCGGTTGTGATGCTCGCCCCAGTGCTGACGCTGGTGGCAAAGTCATTAACCTGCATCCCGACTTGCTGTAAGCCTTGCCGTTGTCGCCGAAGCGCCTTGGACGTAGCATCCAGCTTATTGATGTTATTCTGGTTGTTTTCATTTCCAGTCTGAACTGCCTGCGCGTGTTGACGTAAAGCATCTCGCGCTTGCTTCTGTGCGGCAGTATATTCTTTCAATGAAATAACGCCCGCTTCATACAGGCGGTCGGCCTCATCCATTTGTTGGTTAAATCGTTTTTGAGCGGCGAACATCGGGTCTAAGCGATTACGCAGCTCGTTTGCCGCCGATGCCTGGGCCCTAGTGGCAGAGGCGACATTATTAGTGCTTTTTGTTAGCTTGTCGCCCGCCCCCTTCACCTGCAACATGGCTGCGGCAAGACGCTTTTGTTCCTGATCGAGTTCCCCAACCTTATTTATGAGCTTGGAGATTTCCCCCATGCCCGTGACGTTGTTGGCGATTGTCGTTTCAACTACCTGAGCCACTCTTCGACTTCCCTTCAGTCACATGAAAATAAGCGACCCATTCGTTATACTCGTCAATCGTGATTAATTCAATTTCCTCGATTGTTTTTCCGAGCCGATCCGCCAAGGTAATGAGATTATACCGAAGCGGATCATTGGTCAGTTTTTTTCATGGTCCTCAACGCTGTCAGCGCCACTAAGCATTTCACCAGCAACGCGGGAAATCACATGGACCTCCTCACGCATCAGGATTGGCTTATCCTCTAGGGTGAAGTGCTTCTTTCCGTCACCATCCTCGGCCTTCATCACAATCAAATCGACCATGCCTTCAAGCCCTGCATTAGACAGGAAGTTCGGGTGTTTACGCTGAATCTGATTCAGTTCACGTGCTACCAGCGGTCCAAAGTAGACCGGGAGTGGGGTGTCTTCGTCTTCACCCCACTCCGCGACCAATATGCTTTTTCGACGCTGGCTGCGCTCTTTTATGCGCTCCGCAATGCTCATAATCCTATCTCCTAAAACTTATTATACGGTTGTCGTTGTAAGTGCGCCAGTTCCCTGAACATTGATGCTGGACTCAACCATGCCATCGAAAGAACCTGTTACGCTCTTTGATGTCACAATCGCGCTGCCTGTGTAATAGGTGCCACCAGCTCCATCGCCTTCTGGATAGAAGTTGATGGTTACTTCAGAGCCAACCGATAGAGCGGTCTGGCCGTCAGTATCGGTTTCGTCCCAGAACACATCAACCGAGCCAGAGAAGCTCTTCAGAGTTGTCTTGTGTGTGCGATAAGTGTCACCCATCGAAGTATCTTCGACGGTATCTGCTGTTTCTTCAATCGAGAAGGAACGGATTTCAGCGATTGCATTGGCACCCACTTTTACAGTGCCCTCGCTGCCAGTGTGAGTAGCCATCAATCAATCTCCTGCGGCTCTTCGGGGTTAGACTTTGCCTTGCTTGGCTTGGCCTTCGGCTTATCCTCGCTCCAGCCAACAGATGTTAGATACTCCACATCTGTCTCTGGCGCAAGAATCTCTGTATCTCCTTTATGGAGTTTAATCATTTTCATCGCGCTGTCTCCACATCATCAATAGTGGTTATGTATTCGACACTGAAAACCATAGCCGCACTGCCGATGGATTTCTCTCCTTCGACATTGATGTCAATTTCAGTCGAATTAAGGATACATGATTTCGCCAGGCCGTTAAGGCTGAAGTCCGCCGCAATGGCCTCTTCTACCTCAACGCACATAGTATCAATCGTGTCAGATACTGTTGTGCTGCTACCCTTAGCGAAAGCCTGAACGGCCACGTTAATTATTCGCCGCAGAGTGCGTGTGCCAACTGTTATCAAGTTGCTGCTCTCGTCCATTGTATAAACGCACAAGGCAGGCAGCTTGGCATCATCCAGTGCATATTGACGCATCTTGTAGACGCTGGAACCCGTTGTGGGCAGACCAGTAACAAGCGTGGCTATACGATTTCTGATTTGCTGGCGAACGTGCGTCATTACACCTTCTCCAGAAGCAGTGTGGTCACACCAGTGCCATCAGTCAAAGTAACCCTGACAATGTATGAAACACTGTTCACGACCAAGCTATCGCCTTCAGCCACATTGGCGACATCGCTAGTGCGGCATACGAATTGTGGTGCCGGGATGGTGATGTCCAACATATCAGTCGCATTGCGGCTGGCCTGTGGGTCATCGAAGATGCCGTTGACTGTTACAGCAGCGCCACCCACAGGCGTGTAGGTGGCTGCGGTGCCGAAGTCATCGACATCGAAGAAGATTGCCAGTTCTGTGGCTGTCTCAACGGCCATTGCGCGGCTTTCTGCCACGTTTCGGAGTTTGCTTCACAACTTCCTCAATGGCAGTTGTGCGAATCTCTTCCTCGTGATGTGGGACGAGTTTACCCTGAGCCAGCAAGACTTTTGCCTCATAATCTGGCAGTTCAATAGTGTCGCCAATGGCTATCGGCCCCTTGGTAGTCACTACACCACGAATGCACTTATATTGCATGGTCTACTCCTGAGAATGGTGGGGGAGCCATTCAACCGACTCCCCCAACCAGACTTATGCGCCGTCGTTGCCGTAAGCGAACGAAACAGCGTGGCGAACGCCAACGTCAACGCTCTGGAGAGCGACAACGCGGACTGTGCCCGTGTTCGAAGAGCTATACGGATCAACAGTGATATCGAGGCCGCCGAACATGCCGATGAGGAGGTCGCTGAAGTTGCCGAAATAGACGTTGCCAGCAGTTGCTTGCTGAGAAACGATTACCGGGTAGCCGTTAGCTTCGCCGTTCTCAAGAACGAACAGGCCAGAACCAGCGTCCTTTGCTTTCGTCTTCAGGCCGCCAGCCGTAGCTGCGTCTGTGATGTAAGCAAGGTTGCCGAGCAGAGCATTGTCTTCTGCAACAGCAGTTTCAAGGCTTACCATTTCAGCAAAGGTTGGAACAGCAGCGGCGAACGCCGTTACTGTGTTCACGCCAGCGGTATTCAGGATACCAGTTGGCTGACCGCTTGAGCCTGAGCCTTCCAGACCACCCTTGTCGATAGCGATTGCGAGAGCCTGAGTCAGGTCATCACGAACCAGTGCCTCGATGTCGAGCGAAGACTGAATGATCATCTGGCGAGTCATGTCAGTGAACGCACCAACAGTCTTCGGAGTCATCGAGATGTTACCGAAGGTTGGCTCGCTTTCCGAAGATGCACCGCCTTCAGTGCTGATCCAGCCACCAGCCGAAGCGGTTGCCTTTGTCGGAATCGACACGTTGCCGCTCAGACCCGTAAGCATACGAGCGCCAGCAGCCATGACTGAAGATGCGTTACGCAGAGCATCCACGAATTCACCAGCGAGAAGGTCAGTTGCGACCAGCTCGTTGTCATCCGAGGTGTTCAGGTCACGCTTCCAGGTGCCGAGAACGTCAGTTGGGATCATTACGCCCTGAGCCGAACGGCCATAACGCTGTGCAGCAGCTTCTGATGCTTCGAATTCGAAGGCAGCAGCTTCACGCAGGCGGCGGTCATTCGGATTAGCGAGAGCGGCAATAGCGCGAACCAGGCGGAACTCTTTACGCTCCTTGCGGCTCAGGCCAATGTCGGTGTTCTCAAGTGGGGTTTCAGTTCCCAGAACATCAAGCAGTTCACCACGGAACTGAGAGATGTCTTTGCCTTCAGCGATAGCTTTTTCAGCCATGTCACGCTTGTTGTGACGAGCGCCGAGTGCGATAATGTCGGAGGCGTTGCGGGCAGCTTCCTTAGCGGCTTCAGCCCGAACCGCATCCAGATTCACTTCTTCGGACATAGTGTCCTCCTTGCGAATTGATGGTTCAACAGTAGGTGAGGGTTCAGGAGCAGCCGCGCTACGTCCCACGCCAACTGACGGGTCAGCCGGAATCGAAACAACGGATACTTCCAAGGGTTTCCAGGACCGCACACGGTAAACATCCCGCTGCTTGTCATCTCTGGACATTTCGTTGACGCGATACCCGACCGAAATATTCGAGC